GTGGTTACAGTGAGCATTACACGACATGGTCCTCCTGAGAACTGTTTTATACTTCTTTCAGGAACAGCCGTTTCTGCCGCGGTTAAAAGAGGTCTATAATGACGTATGATTTTGTCGACTATGTTATTATTATTGGTATTCAATAAAACCCCGCGCTTCCTCAGAGAAACAATGTAGGATAGCATATTTTCTAGAAAGTCTAGCCTTAGCGGCATATGAGGAATTGCAAATTGGATATTATGGAACAAATTGTGAATCCACCATTCTCCAGATAACAAGTAACCCTGGTTAAAAATCATTTCCAGCATCTTAATACATGTGTCATACCGATTGACACGTTCTGATACAATTACCATGTAATATGGCAAATAGAAGTCGTATTCTTCTTTCTTTGTGAATAAATAGTCTGAAACATTTTCCTTGACAAACTGGTTCTCATAATGGTCTGCTATCATTGTATAATATGCGTAGCCAGCCTCCACGGGTCCATTAATACAATAATACTTAATTAATCTGTAAATCCCTTCAATCCTACGCTTATCATATTTGAATGATTCGATTAAATAAAAGAGACCCTCCTTATTTCTTTGTAGCTTATCATATTGGTCATAGATTTCAATACATGAGACATATTTCTCTTGGACCCAGTTCTCCAAATCCAAGACTTTCTTATAGTATTCAATTGCCTTCTCATGATGGTTACAACTATTGTAACTCTGGGCTGTATAGAAACAGTAACGATTGTAAATGGGGTCTTTCTTTTCATAAGCCTCCTTGAATGCCTTTTCTAGGATGAGCCCGTCTTTCAGATACTTATTAGGGTCCTTATTTCTAGCACCCCTTCTGCCTGAAATAAAATAGTAATTTCCTAGAACATCAACGAGAGGCCCAGCCTTTTCTAGGCACGCAGGATATTCATGTAGAACACCAACATAGTGCCACCTCAAGTCATTCTTAAAGAGTTGGCATCTAGAATACCGAGTGCCTCCTTCATTTCCGAAGATGAATTTGTAGTGGTCTGCAGTCAAATCTTCAGGCATCTTGAAATCACCCCAAATCTCATCATCGGCGTCCCACACGAAAGCGTAGTCGGTTTTCTTGTATGCTACCTCGAAAGCACGAGTTCTATTAAAAGCGAAATCTTGCCAAGGGGTCTCATCGAGTTCTCCAGGAATTCCTTTCTCTGCAAAGTAGTCCTTAATTAGCTTCTGGGTTCCATCCGTTGAGCCATTGTCATTAATAGCCCAGTAGTCGAATGTAATATATTTTTGTAACATCTTAAAACAGTCAATAATGAGATGTGCCTCATTCTTGACTATCATTGTCAAACAGATAGTCTTTTTCCTATTCATGCTAGAATCACTAAGTCTTGAAACTTTAGATATCTGAAATTACTTTCTAAGTTTACGACGGCGGGTCTTTCTTTTAGACCGTTTACCCCCAATATTGTGTTTTCCTTTTATAATAAGTTCTAACAGTATTCTTAGCTGTTCATCAATTGGTCCATCAGCACCTGGAGCTTGTGCCGCAGCACCTCCACCACCTCCTCCCCCTTCGCGCTTTATTCCTACTATAACCGTGGTTAGACCTCGTTCTCTTAACCCAAGTAGTTCTACAAGTGTTCCTCCTAGTGCTTCTACGAGAACTTCTCTTGCATCTGCAAATCCAGCATTTCTTAAAGAGATTAAATATCCAGGGTCACTTTCACTTAAAAATAATATTCCATTCGGTTTTAACATTGTATAAAGTGCCTTGAATTTATTATCTCCACCATCACGAAATGCGCACATCGTGGACCAGTCAAATGCCACTTGGTCAAAACGTCCTCCAAGCCTTGTAGCTAAACGTTCTAGAGAACCATCTTTACTCCAATCTAATTCTACGTATCTGCTATAATCAAAATCTTTACCTAACTTTTCTCCATCCTGATCCAATAAAAATACATTAGGCATTTCAAAGAAACCTGGGTGTTTTAAACCTTTCTTTTCAGCCGGATGAACACCGAGGGCTAAGAGTGTTTGGGCTTCTAGAGGTTGTCTAGGGCGCATTTCTTCCCACCACCCAGAAGATTCTCTTAACAATGCTTTTCTTTCCGCCTCGCGCGCGGCGCGAGCGGGTGTAGCAAGCCTCTGGCCCACGGCAGACGCCTCAGCTATACTAATACCAGTTTTTTCTGAAAAGTGTTTATTACACAGACCTGTTTCCGTAGCCGGATTAGCAAAATTATTACATCCCTCTATTATACATTTTGGCATCTAGTATTTCATTGTATTTTAAATAACAGATAAATCCGGTTCTGTATTAACGGGTCGCTCAATTAATTCATCTGGTAACATTTTAATACCTCTTCTAATCCACTGGGGAATTACATTACAGAATTCGGGTTCTATCATGAATTTCTGCCTATGCGCTACTACAATAAAGGCCCATTCACCATTGAAACTTGGAACAAAAGTAGTATACACGTAATACTTGAAGTCGCGATTTACTAGACATAGACCTCTTATAATAGAAACAATTTCTCTTAGTTTAGTGGTATCCCAGGGCTTGTAAAAGCCGGCATTCATAACAAATCCTCCTTTTTTCGGTCTAACAGAAATAAGAACATTTCTGAGAAGTTCCTCCCAACGGTGTTTACCTAAAGACAAATCTGGGTCAGTCAGGTCTACAATCACGCCATTATAGGGCATTGCTACTCTCATAAAATCCCATGCATCTCTGTACATGACCGTCAGGCGTTTAGAATTAAACGCGCTACAAGCCCAGTCATCACAATGAACTCGCATGTGGTCTACGAGTTCCTTGTCGTAGTCAACCATCACGACACCATTTACCTTAGACCATCGTAAAACTTCTCTTGCTGTTGCTCCTTCTCCACCACCTAGAATTAAGATATTACTTTTGTCTTCTAAGGTTTCCATGAGTGGATGAACAAGAGCATTATGATATATAATTTCGTCTCGTGTTGAGCTCTGAAGACAGCCGTCTAAGAAAAGCATTCTTTGCCAGTAGGGTGAAAATATAATATCTACTTCTTGTTTTTTTGTAACAAAGTGTGAAGAATTTGCATTGAAATAAAGATAATGCCGGTCAACCCCTTGGTCCTTATCCTTTTCTTTAAATTCTGCTATAGATTTGATTGTAAGTGACCGGTTCATTTTAGATTTAAATGTGGAAAATGGTTTAAACCCAATGAACTCCAAAAATTGATGTTATTTCCCGGCTTAGAAAAGAACACACATAACCACAGAGATGCCTTCCTCTTCTGAAATTGAACCGATCATGGGTATCCAGTTCAGTATCTTCTCGCCAGATGAGATTGAGCGTCGTTCCGTTGTAGAAATCACATCCAACAACACATATGAAGGCAATGAACCCAAGATTGGGGGTCTCTTTGACCCTCGAATGGGTGTTCTAGAAAATGGAAAGCAGTGTCGGTCATGTGGTCAGTCTAACAATAACTGTCCTGGACACTTTGGTCACTATAGACTTGGTCGCCCTGTATACTACATTCAGTTTCTCCCTATGATTCTCAATGTCCTGAGTTGTGTTTGCGTTTCTTGCTCTAAGCTTCTCGTTGACAAGGAACTTCGCTCTTCCATTCGTTTGAAGAAGGGGGAAGGTCGTTGGAAGGAACTCATGGAGGCCTCCAGCAATATTTCTCGGTGTGGCCAGGAGACGGAGGACGGCTGTGGCTCCAGACAGCCTGACCGCTATAAGCGTGAGGGTATTGCGCGCATCGTAGCCGAGTGGGAGGCAGTTCAAGGTGTAAATAAGGGGGCAGGAACGGGTGTCGTGCACGAGGCTATGAAGCAGCCTCTAGAGGTGGAATATGTGCAACGCTTATTTAGACGTATTACTGATGAGGACGTTGCCTTCATGGGGTTCAACCCTCGTTGGTGCCGCCCTGATTGGATGATTTGCTCTGTTCTCGCCATTCCTCCTCCTCAAGTAAGACCGTCTGTCGTTCAGGAGAACAACCAGCGGTCAGAGGATGACTTGACCCACAAGCTATTTGAAATCATTAAGACGAACAAGATGCTTTTGGCAAAGATGGATGCCGAGGGTTCCAAGGCGAACAAAGGGTATATTGACGAGCTGGTCAATGTGCTCCAGTATCACATTGCCACCCTGGTAGACAATCAAATCCCGGGTGTTGCTCCTTCTGCGCAGCGTGGTGGTCGCCCATTGAAGTCCATTCAGCAGCGTCTGGGTTCCAAGGAGGGTCGTATCCGTTATAACTTGCAGGGTAAGCGTGTAGAGTTTTCAGCTCGTTCAGTTATCACGCCCGACCCCAATATTTCCATCGCGGAACTTGGTGTTCCCATGAAGATTGCGATGAACTTGACAGTTCCTGAGCGTGTCACGGATTTCAATCGTGACAAAATATACAAGCTCGTTCAAAATGGCTCTTCCAAATACCCTGGAGCAAAGACCCTAGTTCGTGCTGACGGGCGCATGATTTCCCTGGCTCACGTGAATACGAAGGAAATTGTGCTTTACAATGGCGATATGGTGAACCGTCACTTGATGGACGGCGACATGGTTCTCTTTAACAGACAGCCTACGCTTCACAGAATGTCGATGATGGGTCACCGTGTTCGTGTTCTGCCTTACAACACGTTCCGCCTAAATGTATCTGTAACTGCACCTTACAACGCGGATTTTGACGGCGATGAAATGAATGCCCACATTCCCCAGAGCTCAGAGGCCATCCAGGAACTCCAGGATATCGCTGCAGTTCCTTATCAGATGATTTCGCCGAGACATCAGAAGCCAGTAATCAAGGTAGTTCAGGATGCCCTGCTGGGGTCCTACCGTATTACCAAGCAGGGGGATACATTTACAAAGAAGGAAATGATGAACCTGATGATGTGGAATAAGCGCTTTGACGGAAAGTTGCCTTCTCCTTCTATTGAACAGGGTGCGCCCCGTTGGTCAGGCCAACAGGTTCTAGGCTCCCTACTACCTCCTATTAACTCTGACCTCAAGAATAAGTTCTACGATGATGACGCAACACCAAACAATATGGTGAAGTTGCGTGAGGGTATGATTCAGGGGTCTGGTATCGTAGATGATGACGTCCTGAACAAGACTGGCGTCGGCATTGTTCACACCACATTCAATGACTTTGGTCCTCATGCTGCAGTGAACTTGATTGACAGTGTTCAGAGCACAATTGAGGCGTATCTCATTATGAGTGGCTTCTCTATCGGTCTATCTGACCTTGTGGCTGACGATGAGACGCTGTCTACCATGAACGACATTGTTCAGGCTCGTAAGAAGGAAATCGACGAAATTGTTCTTCAGGTGCATATGGACTTGTTTGACAATAATACGGGTCGTTCTAACCAGGATGAGTTCGAAGGTCAGGTCTTTGGTAAGCTGAACAAGGCAATTGAGGAGCTGGGTAAGCTAGGTCAGAAGGCATTGGCTCAGGAGAACCGTCTCATTAGCATGTTGAAGGCGGGTTCTAAGGGCTCTACCATTAACGTATCGCAGATGGTTGCCTGTGTAGGCCAGCAGAATATCGAGGGTCGTCGCATCCCTTTCGGTTTCACTGACAGAACCTTGCCTCACTACAAGAAATTCGATGACGGCGCAGAGGCCCGTGGTTTTGTAGAGAACAGTTTCGTGAAGGGCTTGACGCCTCAGGAGTTCTTCTTTCACGCTATGTCAGGCAGAGAGGGTCTGATTGACACGGCCGTTAAGACCGCAGAGACAGGCTATATTCAGAGACAGATGGTAAAGGCGATGGAGGACTTGGTAACGCAGCACGATGGCACTGTGCGTGATGCTCGTGGCTGTATTGTGCAGTTTCATTATGGTGAGGATGGTATTAGTTGCACGAAGGTCGAGGCACAAGGCTTGAATATTCACAATATGAGTGATGAGGAAATCCGTAAGCTAATTGGTCTTCAGGGAGTTGATTGGTCGAGCGTGTTGTCAGAGACAGCTGGTAGAACGGAGAACGCAGAACTCATTAACTCATTTGCGGATATGGCTATTGAGGACCGCAATATGTTGGTAAACGGTGTTTTCCGTAACGGTCGTTCTAAGGGCCTCATGGGTCCTATGAATTTGGAGCGCATGATTATGAATTTGAAGGTGAAGTTCAACATTCAGTCAAACGCAAAGACTGACTTGACGCCTGAATATGTGATTGAGACGCTGAAGACACTGCATATTAGAACACTGCCGTTTCACAAGATGTGGTATGCTATGTTGCGCTTCTATCTTGGACCTCATAACACGGTGGTCAAGCATAGACTAACCAAGCTGGCATTTGACACAATGGTTGAGCAGATTTTGGTGAAGAACTGGACGTCATGGGCTCAGCCAGGTGAACAGGTGGGTATTATCGCGGCGCAGTCTATTGGTGAGCCTGCAACTCAAATGACGCTGAATACTTTCCATTTAGCTGGCGTAGCTGCCAAGTCAGGTATGACCAGAGGTGTTCCTCGTTTGAAGGAGGTGTTCAAGGTAACCAAGTCACCGAAGGCTACTTCCTTGAATATTGCTCTGAAGCCTGAGTTCCGTGAGGACAAGGAGAAGGCGCGTGAGGTTGCACAGGATTTGGAGCTGACAATGTTGCGTGACATTGTGAAGACAATTGGTCTTTACTATGACCCGAAGGATGAGACCACTGTGGTCCCTGAGGACAGAGAATTGATTGCCTTCTACAAGCTCTTTGAGCAGAGAGAGCTTGGCACGAGTGAAGAAGCAGGAGATGAGCAAGGTGCAGTAGAGAAATTCAGCAAGTGGATGTTGCGCCTTGAGTTTAATAAGGAGGCCATGTTCAATCGTAATATTACGATGGATGACGTGGCATTTGTCCTGAATGAGAAGTTCAATAATACAATTGCCATGGTCTACACTGACTTCAACACGCAGAAGCTCGTTATGCGTATTCGCTTGGACCGTGGGATGGATACTGAGACAGATGACTATGTGAATTTTAAGAAGTTCCAGGCGCGTCTCTTGATGACGGTTGCTGTTCGCGGTGTTCCTGGTATTAAGGCGGCTTCCTTTAGCAAGTCAGAAAACCGTGTGGAAATCATAGAAGGTAAGCCCACGAAGATTTCCGAATACGTGCTCGACACGGACGGCAGCAATTTCATTGAGGTAATGAACCATCCTGCGGTAGACCCTACGCGTCTTTACACGACAAATGTCCACGATGTGATGGATGTCTTGGGTGTTGAGGCTGGGAGAAATGTGTTGCTAACAGAGATAGACTCGTTGTTTGCCGATGCAGGTGTTAACTACAGACACCTTGGTCTCCTGATTGATAGCATGACACGCAATGGTCGTCTGATGTCTGTTGACCGCTATGGTATTAATAAGAACAACATTGGTCCTCTGGCAAAGGCTTCCTTTGAGGAGACGGAGAAGATCTTGTTGCGCGCTGCTCTATTTGGTGAACTGGATCCTGTGACGGGTGTCTCGGCGAAAATCATGACGGGTCAGCCTATGCGTGGTGGGACGACCTTCTCTCAGCTCCTCCTAGATGAGGCTGCATTCATGAGACTTCAGAAGGGTCTTCCCCCGGTTGCAGATTTGGAGGAGGAAGATGTGGAGGAGTTGGATGACGATGATATTGCGGAGGAGCTAGCAAATGCTACGGATGACAAGTGTAATGCGGTTCGCTTACGCATGAATGCGGTTATGCCAGATGGAGATGTCGACCTGGAAGAACCGGATGTGGTGTTCAATGTTATGGAGTAAAAGATCATTTATGCGTCTTCTTTCTACTTCTCTTACCAGCAATATGTAAATAATAATTATATAAAATAGAAATGTCATATCTTAAGTTCAAGGCGTTCGAGCAGGAACTGAAAGAAAAATTTGAAGGTATAGCGGTTGTCCGTATAGAGCCAATTGTTTCTGCAGATATATATTATACGGATGGAGAGGCGTCTACTTCCGCTTGTAAAATAGTATTTACGGGAGGGAACACTGTTTTTATTCCAAATTTTAACCACAATGTAGACCCGGAGCACAAGTCTATAATAGAAGAATGGATGAAATATGTAGAAACAAATTCACAGGGCTAAACAGCCTAATTGTACTATAAGTATGTCGTGGCCCTCAGTGAATCCACCGTGGAAACATTTAAAATGGTATAAGCAAGATAATACTTTACAGAATGTATGGCCATGTCCTCCTACACCGCACTGGTTAACTGCTGATACGATAGTATCAACGAAAGAAAAGACGGAATTAGATAGATTAAAAGAAGTAATTGAAATATTGGACACGAAAGGAGAATGGGAATTTTTAAAGCGCACATCAAACCCCTATGAGTTAGTATTCTCACAGGGTCAAGATACAAGAATTCCTCAATCTATTTCTAATATAAAACCACTTAGTCGTTCGTTTTTTAAGATGATAGAAATCCTGAGTGTGATGGACTTTTTCAACAGAAAGAAACATAGGGTTCTAAGAAGTGCTCATGTATGCGAGGGTCCAGGGGGATTTATTGAGGCACTTTCTTATCTTTCTAAGAAGAACGAGGAAGTCCTAGAAGATGCATGGGCTATGACATTGAAGCCGACGAAAACAAATATACCAGGGTGGAAAAGAGCATATCATTTTCTAAAAAAATCACCAATGGTTCATATTGAATATGGCGCAGATGAAACTGGAGATATCATGGTTCCTGCAAACCAGGGTGCCTTTTTAAATAAAACAAAAAATAAATGTGATATATTCACTGCCGATGGTGGCTTTGATTTCAGTGAGCACTATGGAACTCAAGAGGAAGAGGTCTTACCGTTATTGGTTTCTTCTTGCTTGATTGGTCTACAAACCTTAGTAAGGGGTGGAGATTTTGTCCTTAAAGTGTTCGATACAGAGACAAAGGCAAGTATAGATTTGATTGCTATGCTTTCATCTTGTTTTGATAATTGGACCTTATATAAACCAGGGTTGAGTAGACCTTGTAATGCGGAGAAATATTTCTTGGGTAAAGGATTTAAATCTGCTCCAGGGTGGATTTTAAAAACACTTGTGGAGATACGGAACGCATATGCATGTGGTTTCAAGCATATGACTTCTATATTCGCTTCTTTACCAGAACAAGTTCAAAAAGATATAGATGAATTAAAACAAGATTTACTCGGGCAGCAGGTGGGTGCCTTACAATATGCTATTTCTAATAAGGAAGAATGGAATTCCAATTTTGAAAAGAAATGGAAGGAAATCAAGGACCATTCTATTCATTGGTGTAGGCAATTTCAAATTCCCATGAAGCCATTTAATAGTGTTAGTACAATTATAAATAAGACAAATGCTATTCCGTGGAATCAAGTTGTGGCTTCACGTACGTATTCAAAAGATGCTGTCCGACCTGTATAGAAGCCTCATGCTGGGATTTCGCACCTTGCCCCATTTTCTCCAGCAATTTAATCATCATATCAAGAGACCTCTGGTCGTAACCACCAGGTCTAGTGATCATTTCCAGTATATTAGGGTATTGCTCACAGAATTCAGGAAAAACTGCTTTTATATCATCTAGGGAATGTTTGTCTTTTAACATCTTGGAAACCTTTTCAACGTGGGTCTTTACGAATGAGGAGCGTTCTGTTGCATTGAACCGCGTTGGCTCATTTGCAGCCTTCTCTGATAAATTCTTAACAGAATCGCGGTCAAATCCAACCTTACTCATCTGACTTAGTATATGCTTTATATGATTAAAATTAACGCATGTCAATTTTTAAAGACACTATGAATATAGATATGTCATTTCCACCTGAAAAACCATTTATTCCAAAGGTATCTAAGGTTCATGTATTAGATGCATCTTCCGGAAACCCTAAATCTTTTCAGGACCCTAATTCAGTTGCAACCCTTGGAAAATCTATTCAGGGTATGACTGACCAAGTGTCCGCAGATACCTTGTATGATCAGAAGGAGGGTTTCAGAAATGAAATTTATAGTCCCTGGATTTTAAATACAGAAGCATGTGCTAAGAAAGAAGGATTTTCAAGTGTTATTCTGAGGCCAGAAGGATATGAGACGCACAATAAATTAAATTCCGGTATTATGGCCTTGGTAATTCTTGGGGCCTTGGGAATTGTATGTTCGTTTTATAAAAGGAAATAATTACTTTAGGACTTCTAGAATGGAATATGGGAAACAAGAGGCCTGTTTGAAAATTCTTTCTTCTTGGATTGTTGAATTCAAGAAGAAAACATGGCATATGATTGTTAAATCAAGTAATGACTCGAGTGAATTAGAAGCATATAAGAGTGCCTTGGAAGAACAGGAAAGTCGTCTAAGAAAGGCCATTTATTTGGAAGATTTTGAAAATTTACGGGCTCTGGGTTGGCCAGAGGAACTTATGGACTGCATAAAAGATATGTCAAGACGCACAGATATATCTGATATGTTATATGAATCCCTTATAACCCATCATTTCAATCGTAGTCCAAGGCATGAACAGGAACTTCATGAAGAAAAATCTGGCTTACAGTAGTAATGGTAGGTTCTTTACCATACGATGAAAGAAAAGGGTGTCCAACTGGGTTTCATAAAAGGTCTTCTTATACATCGAAGAGGGGTCATCGTGTTCCTCCTAGATGCGTAAAAGCCCAAACAGTTTACAGAGAAACAAGGCGTAATTATTCCCGACGTGTTTTACGGAGACAAGATGAGCGTCTTGCTGCTATAGGTAAGACGAAGACTTCTAAACTAAGATGTCCACCTGGAAAAGTGTCTCGTCACGGATATGTTAGACGTTTTGGGCAAACTGTAATGCGAAAAGGCTATACAGTTAAGAGAAAGACTGGACAAGAATATCATATAAAACCTGCTCAAAAATCTGTTTATGTGAAACCAATGTGTGTAAAAGATAAAGGAGACCCTAGAATTAAAGCACCTGGTCCCGGCGAAGGTATTGGACCATTAAGAAAAGGAGAACTCAAGAAACATGGTTACATATATTTTAAAGAACGTGATGAAAGACATTCGGCCTTGAGAAAGGCAATAAAAGAATTTGGACCTCTAGGTGTCTTTCGTAAGCTAGATGCTGTTGCTAAGTTATCGAAGCACAGCGCACCAAAGGCATCCAGAGTTTTTAAAGAAGACAGAGATTGGCTAAGAACTCATTATAAGTTACATATGTGATATTTTTAGTATCTTACAAAAATAAGAAGAGGAATGGATCCATCTAAATCCACTGCTCCTGTTATTCTAGTACATTCTCCACCATACTTGCTTTTTACTTTACTAGTTGCAATTTCAATAGGTATTTTTGTTGCTATAGAAAACATGTCAAACTTATCTAATATACAGGATAACTGGGCAGAGTATCGTTGCCAACCTCATATGATACCATTTGCCGCTTTCTTTGGTTACAGTATAAATGAGAATTTTGAATTCTGTTTACAGCAAATCATTCAGGAAAGCACGAAGGGTGTAACAGGTCCATTCGCTGGAGGAATGTTTGGATTTACTAATGTCTTAATGAATTTAATGAAATCAGCGAATTCATTCCGAACAATGATGGCTACATTGGTTGGAGGTGTCATTAAGATTATCAGTGAATTTAAGGCCAGAATGACTGCATTGATGGGTCGTGTGAAACTAACTGCTTCTAGAATGAAGGCAATGATGTATCGTGTGTATGGAACAATGTTTGCAGTTATCTACATGGGTCTCTCTGCTCAGACAGGAATTGCGAACTTTGGAGATACCTTTATTTTCAAATTCATAGATACCTTCTGTTTTCCTCCTGAGCAGCTTGTCACTTTAGAAAGCGGTAATACGCTGCCAATTTCAAAAGTCTTAGTAAATCATATTTTGAAGGGTGGACATCGGGTTGAGACAATCTATAGGTTCGCCGCTGATGGCCAAGAAATGGTTCAACTGAGACCTGCTTCAGACACAGCAATGGCAATTCAAGTGAGTTCCAATCATTTCTTAAGATACAATGGCAAATGGATTATGGCAAAGGACCACCCTGATGCAGTTCCTATTCCTGATTGGAATGGTGGTGTAGAAAGACCACTGATATGTTTAAGTACGCATGACCACTTACTTCCTGTAGGCCCTTACATATTTGCAGATTATGATGAGACAGATGAAGCAAATGCACAGACACAGGAATGGGTAGACAAGTCATTGAATGGGAAAACTAATAAAAAACTAAAGTCAGATGTATCATATGAAGTTGGCCTACCTTCTTATACAATGATAAAGACCTTATCAGGATACAAGTCATTATATCAAATACAGCTGGGAGAAAGGATAACAGAAACGGATACAGTCGTTGGTATTCAGTGCTCAGAAACATCGGAATTCTGTCAGCTACCAGATTCACAACTGGTAGCAAGGGGTTCCTTGATTTGGAACAAGGAGAAGAGTGAATGGCTACGTGCTTATTCTTTCTTGCCAGAAGTATCATCGGATACCAAGGAAATAATAGCATTATTTGTAAGCCCCGGAGCAAAATATGAGATTATGGGTGGTTATTTCATAAGAGATGCTATGGAAGTTTACAGTCCAGATACAAAGAAAGCATATGCAGATATTTTATTACAAAGATAACACGCCACTTATGGTATATTACTAAAGCAAGAGTTAGAGTAGATGGAGGCGCCGCCCTCAATAGAACCAAAATATCTACTTGTAGCATTAACACTTGCTCTAGTAATAGGATGGGCTATCATAGAAAGTGATAGTTCGCGTCAGGATGTAATAGCACACTGGTCTGAACGGCGTTGTGATTTTGATGTTCTGATGGCTTCCTTCATGTACAAGCCTGAAGATGACCCACGGTCACTCGCAACATTTGCTTCCGAAAATTTCCAATTCTGTGTTTCGACAAAAGCAACAGATTATCTTAATACTATATTTGGTGCCTTATTCGAAGTCTTAAGAAAACAATTGGCATCCAGCGAAATTTTAACACAAGTGTTCAAGGTTCTCAGAGTTCAGTTGAATTCTATATATCAGCCATTCGCATCGATGATGAATAGGTTCTTTGTTAAATTTAAGCAGGTTGGATCTAGAGCATCTATAATATTTCAACAACTTTACATGGCAATGAAAAAGGCAGCAGGAACAGCAATTGCCTCTATATTTGTTGCGTTATCATTGCAGACTGTTTTTTTAAATTCAATTGATTTTGTCATCAAGGTTATCATGATTGTCTTATATATTTTGATGGCACTTGTCTTTATTTTCTTTTTACCTATTTTACCATTACTTGTTATTGTTATAATCACAGTAGCGGGAATTGAAACAGCAATGCCTGGATCTACTGGGCCAATGGGATCCGTTTTTTGTTTCCACAAGGATACAAATGTAATTATGAAATCAGGTGATATACAGCAAATATGTCTCCTGAACCCAGGTGATATCTTACATAATGGAATAGTAATTCAAGCGGTAGTAGAAGTTCCAGGTGAACAACTGTATGATTTGGATGGCGTCTTAGTTAGTGGATATCATTGCTTGTATCATGAGGGCGAAATTATATATGTGAAGGACCATCCTAGGGCAAAGAAGACTGACAGAAAAGAGGCTACCTTATGGACATTAATTACGGACAAGCGTGAAATTCCGATTATGGGTTCTAAGGGATATCTGAGATTTTTAGATTGGGATGAAATTCCAGATTCGAGAGAAGCAGAGAAGGCCTGGGAAATAGTTGCAGGTGATTTATTGAATTCATCTAATTACAACTTGAAACTACCTGTGCCTACATCTGCGCCTTGTTTAGACAGGGCTCTAAAGGTCTGGATACATCAAGGGGGATGGAGGCTTTTATCAGAAGTGAAAGTGGGAGATTGGATTTACGGGAAAGATAATTGGACGAAGGTTACCGGCAGATGTGAGCGTATTGTTCACACCTGTATTGGTGAAGATAGAAATAGATTTTCAGATGGAAATTGGGTATCAGATGGATTTGACGGATGGAAGCATCCCGAAGGCAAATTGCATTCTGTCACATGGCAAGGAATACAGCTTATAACAGATTCGGGTTCCTTCAGAGTTCAAATGGTAACAGGGGAGGAACGATTAGTGCGTGATTTCACGGAAGTTGGTTCACAGAAAATACTAGATTCACATGCCCGGACCGAAGCCCTTCTTGAATAAAAATAAAACATGCGGATAATTCAGAATATGAAGAGACAACTGATGTTTCTTGGCGGAATGACTTTACTTGTTATTGCAGCCCTACTTGTTTCTCAGAGTTCGCTTGTCAGAGGTGTAACTCGTGATGGATTTGCCTCTTACTATCTTCAAAATGCTGGTGGTGCCAAGGACACTTATAATAAGATGGGGCCGTTTGATGCGGTTGGTTTAACCTGTCCGGATGGCGTCAGCAAGTGGAAGTGCAATACCCCCAACGAGCCCTTGAATGGCCCTGCGTTCGCGCCCGGCCCTGACGCCCTTTTCATGTTTAAGAACAACCAGTGCAAGCCTGAGTGCTGCCCTTCTTCTTATTCTTGCGGCGGTGGCTGTGTTTGCACAAGCCCCGATCAACGCCAGGTTCTTGCGTCTCGTGGTGGAAATCGCACAAAGCCTGAAGATTCTCTATAATTCACTTTTTTGAAATCCCTTTCTTATGATTTATGTCAATAAGCCATAAGAAAAGATAAATACCATAAAATAGATGAATAACGGTGTTCAGAAAATGAATAGCCTTATGCCTTTACCTACTAATTCTGTGAAAAATATACCTAAGGCAAATAGCATTTTCAAAAATGTCCCAGTTCTAAATGCGAAAGTAAATAGCCCAGTAGCAAATAACACTGGTAAGGGATGGAATACATCTATGTTATGGTTATCTATTTTACTATTCGTTATTCTTGTGTTGCTAAGTCTTTATTATAGGCAAATTATTGAGGCTATGAATAAAATAACAGACCAAGTGCGTCTATGGTTAACTGGTTACGGTAGCCCACCTGAAGAGAAACAGGAAAACATACCGGTTGCACCACCTACACCCCCTCAAGATGAGGCAACAGCGGACCGCCACGATTTGAAGTCTAAAATTGTGGAAAGAATTATTCCTCCGGCTAAGGAAGTCTTTACAGTAAGCAAAAATAATTTTTCTTATTACGATGCTGCGCCTCTGTGTAAGGCACTCGGAGCGGAACTGGCTACATACGAACAAGTCAAAGATGCCTGGCAGAAAGGTGCGGACTGGTGTAATTATGGATGGGTAAAGGGTCAGATGGCAGTCTTCCCTACACAGAAGAGTACATATGAGGAGTTACAAGAGGGCCCTGCTGACCAGAAGGGTGCGTGTGGAAAGCCTGGTTTGAACGGAGGATATTTTGATAACCCTGAACTGAAATTCGGAGTAACATGTGCTGGAAAGAGGCCTTCACAAAGCCAACATGACGCAACTGCTATCATGGCTGGTTCTACAAGGCCTCTAACCACGTCGGGTCTAGAATTCGATAAAAAGGTTCAGCATTTCAAGCAGGACGCCGAGGTAATGGGTATTCTACCTTTCAATAAGGAGCGCTGGGGTTCATAAATATAATATTCCTTCTTAGTATATGGGATTGATACAAAGTACTCCTGGTCTTAAGAGAATGTTACTTGTCGGTATAAATTACGTAGGTGATAAAGAAAATGCCTTAGCGGGTTGCCATAATGATGTAAGAAATATGGATACCATTATGAAAAAGTTTTATCCAAAATGCTCTGAGAAAAGGGTATTAATGGATTCAGGTGAAGTAGGTATTCAAGCGCCTAGCCGCGCCAATATACTTGCTGGATTAGATTGGCTTACAAAGGGACTGAAGTCAGGAGAAAACGTATATTTCCACTATAGTGGTCACGGCGGTCAAATTCCTGATTACAATGGTGATGAGGCAGGTGGAAAAGATAGCTGTATATATCCTACGTCAAATGGGAAAATCGAAATAATAAGTGACGATGAATTAAAGACATTTCTTGTGAATAAAGTTCCATCTGGCTGCAAGTGCTTTGTTGTTTTAGATTGCTGCCACAGTGGCAGTGCCTTAGACTTACGCTATACAATCCAGGCTCCGAGTTATGGACGCTTAATCGTCTCACAGAATGAAAAGTATCCTAAAACGCGTGGATCTGTTATATTTTTAAGCGGATGTCGTGATGATCAGACAGCTGCCGATACGGTAGACATGAAAAATTTACCTAGTGGTGCTTTAACAAATGCTCTTCTAGAAACATGGAATACGTATGGAATAAATATAAAGTTTAAGCATTTATTGTGGGATGTTCGCGAGGTTTTGCGTAAAGGAATGTATACGCAAATTCCTCAACTTTCCTGCAGCGCGAGTATTGATTTAAGCAATGTGTTTAATTTAGCCTAGAAATATATAGTCATTCAATATAATTATATGGATTATTAATCAATATAATTATATGTATAAAATTCAGACTTATCTCCTGCTTTTAGTCTTCTTAGACTTTCTAGTCTTCTTTAACTTTCTAGTCTTCCTTCTTCTCTTACCACCCCCTTGAAACTTTGCCTCTGGGTGCGATTTCAACAGTGCTTGAGATATACTAGTGCTACCCCCTCGTGTTCTTTTTTCAAACGCAATTAGTTCATTAAGTAGGCCATAATTTGGAATTACAATGGGACGCTTCATCTTCAGAAATCTAAATGCATCAAGCAATTGCATATTTTCTCCTTTAGGGTCCATTAAATGCATCAATACTACAGAAGTAGAACGAGATACTCCTACTGAACAATTCACTAATACACTTCTACCATCATTACGAACAGTTCTCATTAATGCAAGAAGTTGTAGCATACCATGAGGTTCATATTGTAGACGTTTCTCTTCAGCGGCTGCCAGAGAATCGTTCCCAGTATCACGCATATCAAGTTCTAAGATGAAAGGAGCACGGTGACCCATTCCACCTACAGCATCCCTAATAAGTGCCTTTGGCTCTGGGTCACCCGATGCTTGAACAATTAAACCAATGTTATTTGCAACTAATACTTCAGGGGTCGCTGCTGCGGTAGCATTGCCTTGAAAAAGACCACCCCTTTCTTTTACAGGAGAAACAATCTCAGTCAAACTTACCTTACCTCTGACTTCATCTTGAACTCTAGTTACCGCAGTAAAAAAATCACGCTCATCTAAATATGACCCATAGATAGCCCTTGCTTGTTCAACAGTAGTAGCAGGTCTAGGAAATTGTTGAATAAATTCTTGTGTGCTAATTTTGGGATTAAAACCACATGCTCCACAATTTGCTACTCCATCTTCATTATCAAGGCCACAGACAGGACATCTCCACATTACAGAAGGAGGTGCTTCTGGTGGTGCTGGCGCACCTCCACCACCTCCTCCTCCTCCACCTCCTCCACCACCTCCATCTTCATTTGGTCGAGGGGTACCACAGGCTTCACAATTTGCTACTCCATCTGGATTATCAAGCCCACAGAGAGCACATCTCCACATTACAGAAGCTGGAGCTGCTGGCCATGCTGGCGCACCTCCACCACCTCCTCCTCCTCCACCTCCTCCACCACCTCCACCTTCATTTGGTCGATCGGTACCACATATTTTACATACTTCGGCCCCTGCTTCATTTTTAAAACTGCACACAGGGCAATCCCATTTTCCTTTTTGCTGCTCCCTTGCATTAGCTTCAAAC